GGCGCTATCGATCCAAGCGGCTGGATCACAGTGAGCCCGCTTGTCCGCCAAGCCGGAGCAGTAGTATTTGCCGCTGATGTTGATGCCGGCGGCGCGGGCTTCACGCGTGATTCGCTGTGCTTGATCCGTAGGCATGTCGTCGAGCCATTGCTCGGCGTAGCGGCCCTGCATGACGGCTCGATCGGTACCCTTCACGCCCGGGGGTTGCTGCAGCGCGCACATCTCTGCCCAACGGTGGCCGTATCCTTCCGATAACAGCCGCGCATACATGCGCACTGCCTGAGAGCCGGCTCGCTGAATGTCCACTGGCACGTCTTGCATGGGAGCACCTTGGAGTGCATCCCACCGCACTTAGCCGGTCAGTTCCGGCGGCAAACCGCCCCCCGCCGAAGCAGCCTGCGGGCCCGCGGGAGGGGGTGGCAGGCCGAGCGGCGCTTCGGGCGGGGGGGGCGGCGGGGGGATGAGGTACGGTGTTGCATCGATGTCGAGACTCATCGCCCAGTCCCTCATTAGGGCGTTGAAAGGCTCGACTACCCCCCCGGTTGCAAGCGGAGCCAAGATCGGCCCCAGTGTTTGAACGGCCAGCGTCATCTGCTCGACGCGGCTCGATTTGTTCGGTTTGCGCGCGCTGCCGGCCTCGACCCGGAACAGGAAGTCCCGGGTGAGGCTCGTCAGATCTCGCTTTGCGACGTGCTGCTCCCACGCGATCGCGCCCATCGGGCCAAGCACCGGCGCGACGTCGTTCGGCTCGAGTAGCCACCTCACGGCCAGAGCCTCACGGCGGGCCAGCGTAGACATGGCGTCTTCCAGCTCGTTCGCCATGGAGTCGGGCCTGACCGCCACGTTCTCCTGCTTGATTGTTGCTTCGGCGGCACTTCTGAACTGGGCACGTGTGTATCCATGAACCAGTTCGGTGAGTCCGGTGCGCTGGGCGAACTGCTCCGCCACGGCGGTCAAAATGTCCCAGAGGTCTTTCGTCACCTGCGGCATCTGGAAGGTGCTGATGACGTCCTCGATCCGCCGGCCAAGCAGCTCGGCCAGTTCAATGATCTTGAACCCGCCCTCGCTCGGAGAAAGCAGTTGATCCTTGAGTTCCTGGTCCGCTGCTTTCTGAACCGCGATGATCGTTTCGCAGCTCGTGGCGATGCGGCTTGCGAGGAAGGACATTCCCCAGTTCAGCATCCGAAGTTCAGCCACCCCCGGCTTAATGTGGGAGATGGGCCACGCATATCCGGGCTTCGGGTGGAAGGCGAGCGGCACGAACGGCCATCCCCCGGGATCGACGTAGTAGGGCACCGGCCACGCGGTGCGCAGCATCACGCTTTGAGGGATGCCGGCCTGCGGGTCGATTTCCTCCTGCAAAACCGATGGCGGGAGGTTGAGTGGGTAATCGACGCCCTCGCAGATGACGAGGTAGCAGTATTTGCCGAGCGAGTCGAAGATGCCCCGGCTCTTTTCCGGTGCGTCTTTGAATCGGTCGCCGGCGCCGCACTTGCTCCAGACCTTGTAGTACGTGACAAGCCTTTGGGTCTGTCCGGTCTTTCGTTTCGAGGATCTCGGCTCGTTGTCAGCCTTGATCTCGGTATTGCCGTCGAGATGCTTGCCGAGTTCTTCCTCGGGGATGCCGTACTCGGAGGCAACCTCCTCGAGTGGTCGGACGCAGCGTCGGGCGCACCAGAGCATGTCGTCCATGTTGTCGAAGTCGGGGTCGATCAGCAGGTTGTCGACCGAGTCGTAGAAACTTCCGACCATCCGAATGGGCTGTTCGCCGGGGATCTCGACCAGCTCAGGCCAGAGCACGCCCATGCCCTTCATCAGCCCTTCGTTCACGAACTTCTTTGCTTGACGCTTGAGATCGAGTTCGTTGGGGGTGTAGTTGAGATACGCTTCCAGCAGTTGCCGGGCGATGTCCCGGCTCATGCGGGATTCGGCGTCGGCCTGGGCGACCGCCATGAGTTGAGATTGCTCGGGCGACAACATGCTCATGTCTGCCGGCAGGCCATAGGCCTCCGGCGGCAGGTCCGGCTGTCGCAGCACCGTCACCGTCCGCACGGGATTGCGGTGGTAGATGACGGCCCCGAATATCTCGATCAGCTCAAAGACCTTGTTGACCTGCATCCGGAACGCGGGCGGAGCGATCGAACTGTTGTAGCCACGTTCACCACGGGCGTAGGCGTCCTTCCACATCCAGTTATGGTCGCCGTCGTAGAAGAGCGCCGCCTCCTTCGCGTCATCTGCGAAGGGCTTTTTGTATTTGATCGCCGCCTCAAACTTCTTCGTCCAAGTGCGAACAAGTTGGCGCAGCGGATTACTTTCCGGCAGGCTTTGCTTGGCCATTGTTCGCCAACTTGTGAATGAGCGTTGTGAGGGGGGCGTAGTCCCAGCAGCCCAGTGCTTCCCAGCCCGGGTTCTCCAGCAGGGCCGGATCGTCTTTGTGGTGGACGCTCGACTTCTGCACGAAGCCGGTCGGGGTGAAAGCCAAGAGGTTCACTGTGCATTCACCGCGTTCGTCCGTGACCCATCCGATGCACGGATTGGAGAAGTGGTGAATGTCCGTGGAAAACAGGATGAGATCGCCCGGCTGCGGGCGGGGCATCGAGAACTGAGTCATCAGTTATGTGCTCCTTGTGGGCCTAAGTATACAAATGATCCCTTATGCTCGCCGGCGGTTCGGCGGCGTTTTTCCAGCCACTTCACCCACCAGGGGTCGACCTCGTGATGCGTCACGGGCGGCTTGTGGTAGGCCGGCCGGTAGGCGGCCAAATACTCCAAGCACTGACAGAGGTGGACCTCGCCCCGGGTATTTGGTTTGTCGGTGACGATGGCCGTCCCGTTGACGTAGTTGACGATCTTCCGATACCGCTTGATCTCGCGCTCAAGGTCGGGGACTGCGGCCGCCAGGATCCGCAGCTGCGGCGACCCGCTTGGGCGAATGTGCATGGCGGCCCGAGTGCTTTCGCAGCGGGCGATTACGTCATCGCAGCCCGCCAAGAATGAACTGCCTGTGATCTGTGAGCGCACTCCCCGCTTCATGAGTTGCTCGGTGTATTGCTCGACCGGCAACCGCCCCGAGCCGATGTCGCGAAGCCGTCCGCCGTGTGCGTCGATCAGAAAAGCATGGAAATGTTGCCCTTCGACCTTCTTGGCAAACTGCTCGCCGAATACGACGGCGTTGGACTGCCGGAGGTAAAGCTGGTCGTAGACAAGCCAGAAGTCATCGGTGGGGGGTACTGCGGCAAACAGCACAGCGGTCACCGCATGGCCGGGATCCACCACGGCGTAGCGGCACCAGTTGGATGGCACGCGGCCCTCTGGGAGCTGGTCCCGAGGAAATCCGTGGATGCTCATGTCGAAAGACGGGTAGACGAGTACCGAGTCCACGGTGAAGTCGCCCTCGGCGCGCATTCGCAGGACGTCCTCGCCGCTGGCCGCCCAGCGGGCGATGCTCGCTTTCTTCTCGTCGGCGTCGAGGTAGGGGTTGTCGAGGAACCGTAGTCGGAACTGCCGAATCAACGATTTGTCGCCTAGTTCCGCCTCGCTGGCGTCAGCACGTTCCTTCATCCCGAGAAGGGCGTTGTTCGTCGAGTGTGGCATCGCAGACCAGCAGAACTTGCCGCGGCGATCCACGATGCGGGCAAGAGATTCGGGGATCCAACGCTCGTCGTTCAAGTCCTCATCGACGTGGATGCGATCGGCCTGGTAGCCCTGGACAGGTTCGCCTTCGCTTGAGAAGAAGTGAATCTCCCAGCCAGTTGTGAGCGTGATCTTCTGGCAGTAGCCGGCGCTTTTGAGGAGCCAACTGATCTTCTTGACGAAGCGCGGAGCGATCAGCGGCGGCGCGGGGCGCGCTTCGGTCCGTCTGGCTGCGTCGAGAACAGGGTCAAACGCTCGCCACTCACCGGTGCCGGCGTCCTTGATGATCTTGAACGCGCCGGGTTTCATCAGAAGCGGAAAACACACGAGTCCTAGGTGCTTCCAATCTTTCCCGATGACGACGAGGATTCCGTTCTCCTTCGGGTACTTTCCGAATGGATCTTGGCCGGTGGCAGCGCGGGCATCTTCAACGAACGTGCAGAGCGACTTTCCTGAGCGATTCCCACCGATGACGAGCACTTCACTCGCCGGGCACCGATGGATCTCCTCCTGGTTCGGATTCGGGCGATAGAGTTTCAACGCCTCGACCTTCCGTTCCCGCAGTTCGTTCTGCAGGTTCTTGAGTTCGTCCCGCTCGAACTGCGTCAGGCGGGGAACCGTTGGTATTCGCGGCGGTGAGAGCTTGGGGTGCCTTTTTGGCCTCTTTGCCATCGTGAACCTCCCCTTGGATCACTTGCACGGCCTGTTTGAATCGGGCCTGCAACTCTTGTTCGAGTTCTTCTTCCGACCAGAGAGAGATGGGCCGTTTGACGCCCCCTTGGTCGACGTTCTTCGAGACGAGCCGGCAGATTGTTTCGAGGAGCCGGTTTCTCGCGGTGCCGCCCGGCGGCGAGTCGTAGTACTGCTTGACGAGCATCGCGGCGAATCCACCTGTGCCACCGAAGTATTCGATGACGCGCTCGATGACTTCGGCGCTGTGGGGGATGTTGGATCCGCCGGCTTTGACCTGCGCAAGCCAGAGATCGACGCCAGACGCCTCAACCTTTGCCAGAGCGGCCCGCCGTTTGGCTTTGGCTCGACGTCGCTCTTCCTTTTTGGCTGCTTTGCCGCAGGTGCGGCAGTGGGGGCGAAAAGCCCCTTCACGAATCCCGAAATGCTCCTGAGTAAGCGGGTAGGAAACCCCGCAACGCTCGCACAGACGGCTTTCATCCATGACCAAATGGCGACAGCCTGCCGGAAGACCCGACAGGCTGTCCGAAGTTTCCGGAAGGGTCGGGCCATCAAATCTGGTCGCATTCCAGATTGATCCGGGCCGTGGTTTCGTTGGCGTTGTATCCGGCCCCGAAGATCACGCTGCCGCTGACGGCCCCCGTCGTGTTCGGGCTCACGGTCACGGTCGTGCCGCTGATGCCGGTGACGGTCGTGTTTGCTGCGATGCCGGTGCCTGACACGGTCATCCCGACGGTGATGCCCGCGGCGTTACCCACGGTAAACGTCGAACCGATGCCAGCCGAAGTGCCGGTCGTGGTCACGCCAGGCCGGATGGTGACGCCGACGATCGGATTCGTGGAGGTATGCGTCTGGATGGTGCCGCCAGAGGACGACACCTGCACCTTGCCTTGGGCGGCGATAAGGGCGTTGTCCTTGTTGACCGCCACCGGACCCTTCACAACGAGCCAGCAGATGTCGTTGGGCCGCACGTCGATGTTGAGGTACTCATCGAGAACGCCGATCATCTTGCCGTTGCTCGTGTCCGTCGTCGTCGCTGTCGCCGAGAAGGTGGCGAGCGGGCCCATGTCGTTCATGACATAGACCTTGCCTCTGTCCGCCCCCAGGACGTTGATCGTCGAAGTGCCGACGTATCGAGCGGCGATGCAGTAGACCAGGCGGTTGCTGTTACGAATCGCCGCAGGGCCGGTGCCTGGTACGACGTCTTGGAACGCCTTCACCTGGCCGACGATCTCGGCGCCCGCGATGGGGTTGCCGTTCACGTCGAGTTCGATCACCTCGCCGTTAAGGAGCGTGGCGCCGCGAGAGAACGGAGGGTCAGAGAACAGGCTGGACATGCGACGTACTCCGAGTGGAAGGGTTCAGGCGATTGGGGCGAGCAGGAAAAAGTTTCTCGGCGAACGGCAGCGGAGGTTCGCCAAAACAGAACAGGCGTACCTGTAGCTGGAGAGTTCCTCGTCGTAGAACGGCCCCTCGGCAACGAACAGCGTGTTCTCGAGGCTTCGCAGTTCCATGTTGCCGATCGAGAGGCCGTAGCCGCGGTTCGCGGGGCACGCGTATTCACTCGTGACGGAAACACCGTCCTGCTGGAAGGTGTCAGTGAAGCCCAGGGCAGAGAGGCCGGTGTTGCTGCTGACCTGGATGCGCTCTTTCCCGTCGAGCGTCGAGAGATATTGGATGTAGAGCTTCCGGTCGAGGATCACCATGTCGATGGCCGCTTCTCGAGTGTCGTTGCGGCGGCAGTGGTGGATCCCCGCGCGGGTTGCTTCCACGCAGTTGTCGGCCCACGTGTTCTTGTTTTTGAAGCCCGTGCTCGTGTAATTCACGATACACGGCGCATAAAAGTCGAGTTCCGGGTCGACAGGTGCTTCCGGCCACGTTCCGGTCGTGCCGATGCGACCGCCGCCGTAGTAGCCGAGTTGCGTGGAGAGGCCGGCGTAGTTGTCGGATGGGTAGCCGAATCGGTCGATCGCGTTTCCG